GACTCAATATGTTCTATTCCTTCTGGAAGGGGGCTACAAGGAAGCAGGGAGAGGAGGGCAAGAACGAGTACATACCCATAGAGGTATCCTGGAGACAGGTTCCTAAGTACGCTGGTGGGCCTCTACGCGACGAGCAGTGGAAGCAACAGATGATTGCCCAGACTAGCGAACAACAGTTTGAGCAGGAGTTTGAATGTTCGTTTCTTGGTTCATCAAATACTCTTATCAGTGCTAGCAAACTAAATTTGCTTCAATTTGATAAACCAATAGCAAAGGAGCCAGGGGGTCTTTACATCTATGATGAGCCAGTAGATGGCCATGTATATTTCATCATGGTCGATGTCGCCAGAGGTCAGGGAAGAGACTATACGGCTATGGTTGTGGTCGATTCTACCGAAAAGCCCCATAAGGTTGTGGCAAGATATAGAAATAATCTTATATCCCCCTTTGATGTTCCGCCAGAACTTTACAATTTGGCAATAAAATATAATAATGCACACTTACTAATTGAAGTAAATGATATTGGCGGTCAGATTGCCGATGCCATGCATGAAGATTACGAGTATGATAATATTATTCAAACTCAGATGATGGGCCGTGCAGGGCAAAAAGTAACCTTGGGATTCGGTCGCGGAACAAAACAAAGAGGCGTAAGAACCAGCTCTGCGGTCAAAAAACTGGGTTGTGCGGTTCTAAAAAATTTAATTGAGCAAGATAGGCTCTTGGTCAGAGATTTTGATATTATTCAAGAATTGATGACCTTTGTTTCAAAACATCAGACGCATTGTGCAGATGATGGATATACAGACGATTTGGTTATGTGTCTTGTTCTTTTTGGATGGCTGACACGACAAGGGTATTTTGAAGAGATTATAGATATACAGAAAAAGAAAATTATAAATACCACAGAGAAAGAAGAAGAAGAGAATACAACATTTTTTATGGGTTCCCGTGAGTTTGATGCAGAAAACACATTTAAAGAAGATAACGCTATTTGGTTTACCGAGGAATAAAAAAATATGCCATATATAACAATAAACACAGAAGCTTCAAATTTAGTAGAATTCCAAGCATTAGAATCAGGCGATCATCTAGCAGCATTTATTTGCGGGGCTTCATTTTATCAAAAATTAACAGAAAATGATAATCCAGTACCGCCATATAAATTGTTTGAGACTGTTGCCGATGGTCCACAAGCAAGTACTGTACTATTAAGTCTATTTAATAATCAAGTTTTAGCAGGAACATCTTCAGGATTTGGAGGAACTTCTAGTGCTGGTTTCTCTGGAGGAACTACTCTCGACAGAGAACTCCATTCAATGTTAAATTATTTGCAATATGGTGGAAGAATAGTTGCAGCAACTGGGGCCACCGCTCTAGCAATCACTGATTTACCAATTGATTCTGTTTTCTGTGAAGATAGAACAAAATTTAATGATGTTATTAATTTAGTTTCTATTAGACAAGATTGCATAGGAATACTTGGAGGATCATTTGAATATCACAATGGTTCGACTGGAACATATCCGACATCTATTGCACAACTTTCTTTGAATGGAATTACAGGAATAAGCGGTGCTACTGCAATAGATGAACTATTCTTTAGTGTTGTTGGTAGAAAAACCAGATCAAGATTCTATGGTGCTGGTCAAACCGGAACAATTAATATTTTATTAACTTCTGATGCTGCTGGTTGTATGACAAGAGTTGATAATAATATTGGTCCTTGGACAGCTCCTGCGGGAACATTAAATGGTATAATAACAACAGATTTTAAAGATTTTCAACCAAAATTATCTGAGGATGATATTTTTACTTTATATAATACTTATGGCTCCAACACAATAAAGAAGATTTTTGGTTCTGACTTCTTATACTTGTGGGGAGATGCAACACAAGAGGGAACAGATCTTCTTAGAATGCAACTTGGTATTTCCAGACTAATTCTTCATATTAAGAGAATTATTAAACCACTTCTAGAAAGTGTGTTGTTCGGACCAAATAATGTTACTGTAAGAAGAAATTTAACTAATTCTATACAAACACTTATGGCGGAAATTCAAAGACGCAACGGTATTTCTTCGTTCAGTGTTGTTTGCGATGAAAGCAATAATACCGCAAACGTCATTGACAATAGATCCCTAGTTATCGATCTATCATTCAAACCATATCAATCTATTGAAACAATAACCTTCAGATTTACGGTTAATAGAGATTAATGGCCTTAAATTATGGACTTAAAGAAATAGAAGAAAAAAAAGCTATAGATGTTGCCTTTCCCATCTATAGCTCTCTTTTCTTTCAAGTTTTAAATATTTCAGATCCATATTATAAAATTACATCTATAGATGAGTTTATTAGATTAATTAATCTAGCAAATTTTACTATTATAGATGCAAATCTGACAAGCCCAGAACTATTTGTTCAATCATTAAATTATAATTATGCATATCCTTCAGATAAAACTAGAACTATAGATTACTATTTTAATTTTATTATTGATACATTACATTATAATTATAATTTAATATTAATTAATTGCTCTAGTAATGAAAACAATTTTGCAGCAGCAATACAGAATTATTCTATTGATCTTTGTTTTTATGATCCATTAAAAACAACTATTTCACAGACCATAGAAGATCAAATAGTAAAAAATAAAATTCCTATAGTATTAAATACATCTATTAGCAATTCTACTTTTATTTCTCCAGAAAAAAAGTTTTATATTGATAAAAACATCACAAATTTTAATTTAGATTTTACTGATTTTTATTCACGATCTGAATTAAACAATGATGATTTCAAACAAATGGCATGTTCTATAGCTGGAGTAAAAAGAATTAAAAGATATTATGGTGATGAAAATATTTCAGATGATTCTGAGTATTCAAATAGTCCTTATGTATTGATTTCCTTAGTATCAGATGCTGTGGGAATAATATCAAGACAATATGCTACTCCTTGGTTTTCTGCTGCTGGTAATTCCAAAGGAATAATATTAAATCAAAAATTTACTAAAATAAATTTAGATAAGATAAAATATTCTGAAACTATAATACCATTATCTCCGACAGATCTATCGTTTGGGTCGGGATCTTCTTTAAGTACAATTTCTGATCGAAGAATAAATGTATTTCTACAGTTAAATACCGCAACAGGAAAAGAATATTGTCTTGGCACATATTATAGCGGAATAACATCTCCGACTAATGTTGCTTTAGAATCATTTGCAGTATCTTCCTTAATTTCTAAAATTAAAAAATTAATTGATCCTGTGCTATTAAAATACACCTTTTCTTTAAATAATAAAAGCGTAAGAGATTTTGTAAAAGCTGAATGTGATTTAATTTTTAGAAATTTATTTTCTTCTAGAGCAATATCAAAATATTCTATAATATGCGATGAAACAAATAATACGACACAAACTATAAATGATAGAAAATTAATATTAGATATTTCTTTTACTCCAGTACAGACAACTAAATCTATAAATTTAATTTTTAATACATAAAAAGGAGAAAAAAATGCCAAATAGTATAAGTAGCTTTACCAATAATTTTAAAGGTGGGTTTAGAAAAAATAGATTTCTTATAGAAGGTAAATTTCCTGGTGATACAGGTACAGATTTTAATGAAAAATTAAAATTTCATGTTCTAGCTGCTGATATGCCAGGAGCACAATTAGGAGTTGTAAATTTTCCTTATAGAGGAAGACTTATCCCTTATGTTGGAGATAGAGAATATGCTCCTTGGATATTTCAAGTATTAGATGATAGAAGTAGTGGATTGTATAAAAAATTTCATGATTGGAGCGAAAGCATTAATAATCACGAAACCAATGAACATGGTAGTTCTTCTCCTACCGATGATACATTTAATGAACAATTATTGGTAGATAAATGGTCAATTTCTCAATTAGATTTGGACGGAACAGTAACAAAAAAAATCACAATTCAACAATGTTGGCCATCTTATGTGAGTGAAATTCAATTCAACATGGCTGATACTGGATTCAATGCTTTTGCTGTAAAACTAAGATATAATTATATCAAAATTGATGGTATCAACACCTAATATAAAAAGGACAATTTTATGTCAGTAGCAGAATTTATAGAAAATTTTAATGGCGGAACTAGAAAAAATAGATTTCGCTTAACTGGTACTTTTCCAGCTCAAGGTCTTAGTTTAGTTTTAAACGACTACCATGTAGAAGCAACAACATTTCCAGCATCTATCTTAACAGAAAATCCAATAGATTATCAAGGTAGAAAAATATACTATCCTGGAGATAGAATATATGGTGAAGGTGTTAATCTTTGGTCTGTTAGCTTTTTAGATGATAAAGTTTCTGGTACTGATACATCAACTCTAATTTCTTATTGGGAAGGATTACACGAATGGCATAATGCATTGAATGATCATGAAGATAATGCAGCTATCGGAGGAAATCCAGATCTAATGGTAACCGATATTACAGTATCTCAATTAAATCTAAATGATAGTGGAGCCGCAATAAAAACTGCAACTCTTTTTGAGTGTTGGCCACAAGCAGTAGGACCAATTAAATTTGAGATGCAAGCTAGAGATCAATATGCTAGATTTGATGTTACTTTTTGCTTCAAATATGCAGGATATAATTTAGACGATGATGCATGATAAACATCAAAGGATTTTAAAATGTCTGTAGAATTATTTATAAGAAATTTTAATGGCGGAACTAGAAAAAATAGATTTCGTGTACTTGGAAAAATACCACCTAGTGGAGATTTTACTGCCTTAAATTTTGATGACTACCATGTAGAAGCAACAACATTTCCAGCATCTATCTTAACAGAAAATCCAATAGATTATCAAGGTAGAAAAATATACTATCCTGGAGATAGAATATATGGTGAAGGTGTTAATCTTTGGTCTGTTAGCTTTTTAGATGATAAAAATAGTGGAGGTTCATCATTATTTAATACATTTTGGGGGTGTTTGCATAATTGGCATAATACTATTAATGATCACATTGGAAATGATGGAAATTCTCAACTATTCGCCAACATAGAAGTTCGTCAATTAAATTTAAATGATAGAGGACTTCCAGCAGCAAAACCTTATTTAAAAAGTGCAAATCTTTTTGATTGTTGGCCACAAGCAGTAGGACCAATTAAATTTGAGATGCAAGCTAGAGATCAATATGCTAGATTTGATGTTACTTTTTGCTTCAAATATGCAAAATATGATCTACCCCTCTAATAGTTCCATATATAAAACATAGGATTTATATTATGGGTCTAAAAATACTCGGTTTTACTATTACAAGAGATAAAGAAGAAAATATACTTTCTTCTCAAACTTTCACTCCACCAGAAGAATTTGATGGAACATATACCGTTGAAGGTGCTGGTGTGTATGGAACCTTTGTTGATTTCATGGGTTCTCAAAAGGATGAAACTGCTCTTATAGCACAATATAGAGCAATGGCATTGTTCCCAGAAGTAGATACTGCAATAGATGAAATAACCAACGAATCTATTGTAATGACAACTGATAGAAAAGCCATAAAATTAGACTTATCAAAATTAAAATTTTCTGATAATATTAAAAGTAAAATTAATACAGAATTTGATTTAATTTTAAAACTTTTAAATTTTCAAGATAAAGGCTATGAGATATTCAGACGATGGTATGTTGATTCAAAACTGTACTATTATATAACTATAGACTCTGAAAACCCATCAGAAGGAATAAAACAATTAATTCCTCTTGATGTTACTAAGCTCAAAAAAGTAAGAAAAATAAAGACTAAAAATACTAATCAAAATGGAAATAGTCTTTCTCTAATAAAAGATGTAGAAGAATATTACCTATACACAAATACGGATAGAAATTCTGTAATAGCTACTCCAACATCGGGATTAAAAATATCTTCAGATTCTATTTGTTATGTTCATTCCGGTATGGTCGATATGAACACTAAAAGAGTAGTAGGATATCTGCATAAAGCTATTAGACCATTAAACATGTTGCGTCAATTAGAAGATGCTATAGTTGTTTATAGAGTTTCTAGAGCACCTGAACGAAGAATTTTTTATGTAGATGTTGGTAATCTACCAAAGCAAAAAGCAGAGCAATATGTCCGCGAACTTATGAATAAGTATCGCAATAGAATGATTTATAATCAAACAACTGGTGAAATCAAAGATGATAGAAATCAAATGGCCATGCTTGAAGACTATTGGCTTCCACGAAGAGAGGGTGGTAGAGGAACCGAGATTACAACTCTTGATGGCGGACAAAATTTAGGCGAATTGACAGATGTTGAATATTTTAAGAGAAAACTATATTATGCTCTAAATATTCCACCCTCACGACTAGTGGGAGAAAATGGATTTAATCTGGGAAGATCCGCTGAGATTACAAGAGATGAAGTAAAATTTAATAAATTTATTGACAGATTGCGGTATAAATTCTCTACTATGTTCATGCAGTTATTAAGAGTTCAATTAATTTTGAAAGGAATAATAACTGAAGATGATTGGAATGAGATGAATTATGATATTAATTTTGTTTTTAATAGAGATTCATATTTTAATGATTTAAAGGATGCAGAAATATTAAGTTCAAGAATGGAATTAGC